CTATGGTAGATACAACATCGCGTGCTAATTTTACTACAGGCAGCGGCTCATCTGCAGTAACTTGGGTAGATATAAGTGGAAATAACAATGATTGGATAGTAAATAGTGGCGGTTGGCCTCTTTCAGTGGATCTTGCAAATAATAATTTTGATAAAACTCTAAATAATAAGGTGAACACATCAAGTTCCTCTCTAACCCTTGGAGGGGATTATACCATAGAGGAATGGATAAATCCAGGAAGTGCAACCTACATAGCTGGGCCTTGCTCAGATCCTTATACGGGTGGATTTATAACATATATAGATGGAGGAGGTAACACGCAGCTCACTTCATACCCACTATCTGGTGGTGCCGATTATGGGGTTTGGACTTATACTATACCTAGTGGTTCATGGGTTCAAGTTGTATGGATTAATGATAATACATCAGGGGAGAAAAAACTTTATGTCAACGGAGTCCAGGTATCAACAACATGGACATTTACAGCAGGGTCCATGTCTGGGGGTGGTACTTTCGCATTTGTGCTTGATGTTCCATGGGTCAATTCGAGTCTTGGAGAAATAGGTATAATAAGAATATATTCAGATGTACTTACAGCCGCAGAGGTATTACAAAATTACAAGTATAATAAAGCAGATTACGGATTACCTTAATATATTATAATACGGCTGCTAATAATAATCTCATACAAATAATATGTTTGGTTATTAGCTAGATTAAAAAGATGTACTAATATATTTTATAAGTTAATAAAATGAGTAATAAAAAGAAACCTTTTAAAAATACAAAAGTAGGCAAATTTTTAATAGAAAAAGTACCTAGTATTTTAGGGATAGTCGGTGATGCAATATTACCAGGAAATGTTATATCTGAATTAATTAGTGGTAACTCTCAGCTTTCTGAAGCTGATAAACAAGTTGCCCTAGAAAAATTAAGAATAGAAAGAGCTGAAATAGATGGTACAACAAAAAGATGGGTAGCGGATGCTAGAAGTGGAAATTTCCTTGCAGCTAATGTTCGTCCATTAGTTCTTATATTTTTAACAATATCATATGTTATAGGTTGGTATCTAGGGTACCCACTGGAATCAATAACCGGACTCCTTAGTATAGTTATAGGAGGCTATTTCGGATCTCGTGGAGTAGAAAAAGTTTTTGGGAATAATAAACATAAATAAATAAAATGATTGGACAAGATATCAAAATCTTTGGACTAAATGCTGGCGCAGTATTATTTTCAATAATACCTAACATTAATTCGGGGCTACAAACTATAGTATTATTATTATCAATAATATACACGGTACTAATGATAATTAAAAAATTTAAAGAATGAGGCATGAAATATTTCAATGAATCCGAATTTAATGAGTTTGATAAAATGAATTCTAAGCTACTTCTAATGCTAGATAACCTTAGAGAAGTATATGGATACCCAATTACACTAACATCGACGTACAGATCGCCTGAGCATCCAATAGAAGCAAAGAAAGATAAACCAGGGGAGCATTCTCATGGTGCCGCTGTAGATATTGCATGTGTGGGTGGTGAAGCTACTTTTAAACTTGTTAAAGCCGCTATAGATGTAGGTTTTACAAGAATAGGTATAAGTAGAAAAAAGAATTTTGTTCATGTTGGAATAGGTTATAAAAGTGCACCTTCAACAACTATATGGACATACTAAATTAAATTTAATGGCAAAGTTAATAAGAAAAATAAGTATAGGTACAGATTATAAAAATGAAGCCATGCATTACTCGGTGGGTCAAGAAGTTTATGGAGGACATAAAATATCTGATATACTAGAAGAAGAAGGTTGTTTTAAAATATTTATAACTAAAAATAATGAAATATTACCTTGGAAACATTTTAATTCAAATATGGCGGTATCCGTCGAATATAATCTAGATTACTAAATGCAATCATTATTTGACTATATCATATCTACTGAAAACCGCTACAATAATGTGGTTAATATAAACGATAAAAAATTAATTGTTAACACAGAAATTACAGAACGTGATCACATTTTTGTTAATCGTGTTGGTACTGTTTATTCTTGCCCATTCAAAAGCAAAACAGTAATAAAAAAAGGTGATAAAGTAATACTTCATCACAATGTTTTTAGAAAATGGTATGATTCTCACCAAGTAGAAAAAAATTCGGCTAGTTTTTTAAGTGAAAATAAGTATCTAGTTGCTAGCGATCAAATATATGCTTATAAAAGAAACAATGAATGGCAATGTTTACCAGAATATTGTTTCGTTAAACCTATACATAAAAAAGATAAATGGGCATTACAAACAGATGAAAATTTATCAGGAGAGTTAGTATATTTACATAAAAATTTAGAAGATATAGGTTTATCTAAAGGTTCTATAGTGGGTTTTACACCGGATTCTGAGTATGAATTCACTATAGACGGTCAAAAATTATATAGAATTTTATCAAATCATATAACAATTAATTATGGATCGACGACAGAAAGTAGTTCAAGCAGCTGAAAAAGCTTTAATCGAACTAGATAAAGTAATAAGACAAAAAATAGATTTAGTCGAACTAGATCCTGAAAAAGCAAAAACAGCAGCACAAGCAAAATGGGTTGCCATCGAAGATTCTTTAAAGATTATAGAAAAAATAGAGCAACTTTCTGAGCTAAAAGAAAGCAAAGAAAAATCTAATGCTTTTATAGGCGTTGAAAATAGAATTAAATAATGTACAAACAGAATCTATACACTATAAACAACAGCCATTTATCTGAAAAGAAAATAAAGCATACTAATAAACATAAAAATTTCAAATATGGGTACAATGAAGATTTAGATTGTGTTATAATAAGTAAGGATGGTACTTTGGGTGATATATATAATATACAAGGTCTAAAGGTAGGTTTACCTAAAACTCCAAATAAAATATATGGAGAAGATCTTGATAATAAAAACCAGTATTTTGAAATAGCTAATAAACCGGAATCATTAAATAGATTAAAAACAATATATGACTTTCAAGGCACTTCAGAAGATATTAAAGAAAAATACTATAGTTATATTGATAATGAGTTTAATAATAGGGACGCTGGTTATTGGTTCATGTGCAATGGTTCCCCAAACTACATTACGGGATCGCACTATATATATCTCACTTGGACAAAGATCGACATTGGGTCACCGGATTTTAGACAGGCGAACAGGATATTTTACTATTTTTGGGAAGCCTGTAAGGCCGATAAGCGAAGCTATGGGATGTGCTATCTCAAGAATAGACGGTCTGGGTTTAGCTTCATGGCATCGTCAGAAACAGTTAATTTGGCAACCACCTCTAAGGACTCACGATTTGGGGTATTATCTAAGACTGGAGCAGATGCTAAGAAGATGTTTACAGATAAGATCGTACCCATCAGTATTAACTACCCATTCTTTTTCAAACCTATACAGGACGGAATGGAACGTCCTAAAACGGAATTATCGTACAAAATACCGTCGCGAAGGCTTACAAGAAACTCCCTTAAGGAAACCAGCAAAGAGGAGGAGAAATTGGGGGCGGGGTTGGACACAACAATCGACTGGAAGAACACCGGGGATAACTCCTATGACGGGGAGAAACTCCAACTCCTCGTTCACGACGAATCAGGGAAATGGGAGAGGCCGGACAACATCCTTAATAACTGGAGGGTCACGAAGACCTGCCTCAGGCTCGGAGCCAAGATAGTAGGTAAATGTATGATGGGATCAACATCTAATGCTTTAGCAAAAGGAGGGGATAACTTTAAAAAATTATTTTACAATTCAGATGTCACAAATAGAAATCGTAATGGTCAGACTGCAAGTGGATTATATTCTTTGTTCATACCTATGGAATGGGGTTACGAAGGATTTATCGACAAGTATGGGTATCCTGTCTTCGATACCCCATCAGAACCGCTTGAAGGAATTGATGGTGAAAGAATATACACAGGAGTTATTGAGCATTGGGAAAACGAGGTTGATGGCTTAAAGGATGACAGTGATGCTTTAAATGAGTATTATAGACAGTTTCCAAGATCTGAAAAGCATGCTTTCAGAGATGAAACAGTAAATTCTCTTTTCAACTTGACTAAGATATACCAACAAATAGATTTCAATGAAGAAATGACCGCTAAGGGTCATATAGCTAAAGGAGCCTTTTCATGGAAAAATGGGATAAAAGATACTGAGGTTATATGGGTACCTACAAATAATGGTAGGTTTAAAGTATCTTGGATACCACCAAAGAATATGCAAAATAATGTTTTAGTAAAAAATGGCATTAAATATGCTGGTAACACTGGTTTAGGTGCTTTTGGGTGTGACTCATATGACATATCAGGTACCGTTGGCGGTAGAGGGTCAAATGGTGCTTTACACGGGTTAACTACATTTTCCATGGCTACAGATGTTCCAGATAGCAAGTTTTTTTTAGAATATGTAGCTAGACCTCAAACAGCTGAAATATTTTTTGAAGATGTTTTAATGGCATTAGCTTTTTATGGTATGCCTATTCTTGCAGAAAATAACAAACCAAGATTATTATATCATATAAAAAGAAGAGGTTATAGGGGTTTTTCTATGAATAGACCGGATAGGTTAATAGGAAATCTTTCTAAGACAGAACTAGAATTAGGAGGTATTCCTAATTCATCAGAAGATATAAAACAAGCACACGCTTCAGCTATTGAATCATATATAGAGGAATATGTAGGTATGAAAAATGAAAACCATGGTAATATGTTCTTCCAGAGAACATTAGAGGATTGGGCTAAATTTGACATATCAAAAAGAACAGCGTACGATGCATCCATAAGTAGCGGACTAGCTATAATGGCTTGTCGTAAACATTTATATCGCCCAAGGGCGGAAAGAATAGTTAAAAAACTTGATTTTTCATTTTCTAAATATACAAATAGCGGATCAAGAAGTGAGATAATAAAATAAATATGGCAAAAATTCAAGCGAAAAATTACGCATTCCCTAGTCAAGCAGTATCTGACTCTGTTAAAAAAACCGAAGAGTATGGTTTATCGGTTGGTAGAGCTATTGAGCAAGAGTGGTTTAATAAGGACAATACCGGGGTTAGTAGGTTTTATAATTCTAGAGAAGAGTGCCATAGACTTAGATTATATGCGCGTGGTGAACAGTCTATAAGAAAATATAAAGATGAATTCGCTACAAATGGAGATTTATCTTATTTAAATTTAGATTGGAAACCAGTACCTATAGTTCCGAAATTTGTAGACATCGTGGTAAATGGTATGCAAGACAGAATGTTTACTATAAAAGCTATAGGTCAAGATCCATTATCAACTGGAAAAAGAACTAAATTTGTTAATGACGTTCAGCAAGATCTTAATACAGCTCAATTACTTGAAGACATAGAGGGTAAATTAGGAGTTTCTGCTAGAAACTTTGCTGTTAATGAACTTCCAGCTAATACAGAAGAGCTTGAGTTATACATGCAGTTAAATTATAAACAAGGCATTGAACTAGCTGAAGAGCAAGCTATTGAAAATATATTTAAATCAAATAATTACGAACAAACAAAAAGAAGGATTGATTATGATATAACAACCATAGGTATTGGCTGTGCTAAACATGGTTTTAATAATACCGATGGGGTTGTTGTGAGTTATGTTGATCCAGCTAATCTTGTATGGTCATATACTGAAGATCCTAATTTTGAAGATTGTTATTATTTTGGTGAAGTAAAAAATATAAAAGTAAACGAACTTAAAAAAGAATTTCCTGACTTAAAAAACGAAGAGATATCTGAATTAGTAAAAAAAGGTTCTAATTGGAATACTTACAACACTTTTAGCCCTCAAGATTATCAAGTAAATGACTCGTTAGCTCAAAATAATACTTTAACTGTATTATATTTTAATTGGAAAACATGGGAACATGATGTTTATAAAATAAAAGAAGTAGCTACTGGCGCTAAAAAAGCAATTGAAAAAGATGATTCCTTTGATCCTCCAGAAGGTTCTGTTAGGTTTGAAAAAGTAAAACAAACTAGAGAAGTTATATATGAAGGTGTTTTAGTACTTGGAACACCACAACTATTAAAATGGCAAAAGGCAACCAACATGGTTAGGCCTAATTCCAATATTAATAAAGTAATGATGAACTACATAGCTAGCGCACCTAGAATGTATAAGGGTAATATCACATCTCTCGTTTCTAAAATGACGCCTTATGCTGATTTAGTTCAATTAACACACTTAAAACTTCAACAAGCAATACAAAGAATGACACCTTCAGGTGTATATTTAGATGCTGATGGTCTAGCTGAAATAGATTTAGGTAATGGAAATAATTACAATCCTCAAGAAGCATTAAACATGTATTTTCAAACAGGTTCTATTATAGGTAGATCTTTAACTGTTGAGGGTGATCAAAATGCAGGAAAAGTTCCAATACAAGAACTTCCAGGTAGCACGGGTGGACAAGTTCAAGTATTAGTTGGTGCTTACAATCAGTACATTCAAATGATGAGAGATGTTACTGGTTTAAATGAAGCTAGGGATGGTTC